TAATTGAAAGATGAAAGAAGAGTACATGTATTGCCACCAGTGGTGGGTGGAGTCGGTGATATGGAGGCTGGAATGCCAGGAAAGCGGTTTCGGTCCCGTTAGGGGACTGACAGTAGAGGAGTATGAGAAGCTGAAACCAGCAGTGGAGAAACTGACGGTGGAAGACTTCTGCATTATGAAGAGACCTGGGCTGCATATAGCGGAACCCACGAAAGAAGAGATACAGAAGCAGATTACCTATCTGAAGGAGCGGTTCAAGGATTTGGAGGCGCATCCAGAGAAGTTGGGTAAGACAGCAAAGGATATCACCTATAAGGAAGAGGACTGGTGGCGACCGGCGAAGCCTGGTGATAAAAAGCCTTTCTTCGGGCGTGAAGGTTTATGGGGAAAACTATGGGAAATACCTACTGGTTTTTCTTACCTGAGCGCCGGCATCGATGGATGTGCCGGTCCGTCTGCCTTGGGCAGTATTCCTGGCAGGGTGATACAAGTGCCGGAGTATCTGAGGAAGGAATGGGCGAGAAATGCAAAAAAACTGTTAGACTTTGACAATAGTTGTATTGAAGCAGATATGCGGAAAGACCCACATCGGTTTGACGGTTTCTACCGACATATAAAAGATGCGAGCAAAATGCCTAAGATGATGAAGATAGAGGTGGAGCTGACGTACCCTTGGTGCGACCACTACCCTGCTAACGATGCTGCAGAGTTCCTGAAAGAGAGTTTTCAGGATTGGCTGAATGCGAACCTGAGTGACGGTGACAATCGGCTGAGACTGGTGAGCGTGAGCGTGAAGAGTGATAACATGACATATACTACTCATTAGATGGAAAAGGTATTTAAAAGAGCGGAAATTTGTTGCACCGTAAGTGAAGCGAATGGTGACAGCTTCTTTATGGAGTTGAAGTGCATCAACATGCGAGAGCCTAACAGTATTAAACTCCATTTTGAGAATTTAGAAGAGCTGACGGGGACGTGTAATTATATCATCGGTTTAGCACAGGAACTGATGGAAAAGAAAAAGGAGAAATCCCAGGAAAAGAACGCCATAACACTCGAACAGTTGAAAGCGAGACCAATCAATCCTGAGACGGTGGAAATGTTTGAGCGCACGATGGAGCTGTGGCACGGAAACATCTGTGCGATGCAGAAACGCATGGCCATGGGTGGCGACGAGGTGGAATATCTTACTTATGAAATGACTCACGACGGCAACGACATCAAGAGTTCTGAGCAGATGTTGGATGATGCGCGACTGTATATAGAGAAGCACGTATATACCGATGAGCAATGGGAGCAATACTTTATTCCAGCCATCAATAAGATGCTGGAGTATAATGCGAACTTCGTGCGCTTTATGCCTGGTTATCTGATACGTCACAAAGAGACTGGGAAAATGTGTATCGTGGAAGGTGACTATGCTACGCTCTATGGTCATATTACTGGGCGTGAATGTCGCAATTACAGAGATCTTTCCGTCTATGTTCTGGATAAAGATGAAAACATTGAATACTCTATGGCCTGGAAGTCGCATGATGACTTCTGTATCATTGATAGCAAACATACTGAGGAGCATATAGCAAAGGCTCGTGAATATAACAAGGCGCACAAGCATAAGCCTCCCTACTACATGAGCCAGAAAATGATAGACTTATTTTTCTAACAAATCATCAATTCATAAATTCATTAAGTTATGGTACAATTTACATTAAAAGAAGTGCAGGAGAAGACCTGCCAGGCTATTGAGCAACAAGAGTGGGTAAAGAAATTACTGAAGAAGGTGGAAGAAACCGCCGAGATTGGTTTTACCCAAGTGACTCTGGATTTGAAAGGAACACCTGCGGAGCATAATTTTGATGAGCAGATGTTACTCATAGACTATTTCCTGATGCGCGGTTTTGGCGTGAATGACGACAAAAAAGATGACCAGATGACCGTAGTGTGGGCACCTCGTCACCTGGGCGTGATCAGTCCAATAGACCGTTTGGTTGCCATCAACTCGAAAATGACAGAGGTGCTATGTAACATGACCAAGGCTATCTGTGAGAATGACGAGGAGAAGAAGGCTATACTCAAAGATGAAATGGATGCCATCATTGATAGTCTGCCTGAAGGATATAACTCTTTGGGGAGTTTTTAAGGGATGAACACGAAGCAAGAGGATAAAATCATCGAGCAGGCGCGGGAGATCCTGGAACGTAGGCAGGATGAGCGGGCGAGAATGTTTGCCGTTGAGCACGAGGTAAAAATCAGTGTGCAACGACTGGCCATGTATGCCTCCTACTACCAGGGTGCCCGTGACATGGGGCAGAAGTTGATGAAGCGACTGATGACCGACTCTAAGCCCAAGGGTGAAGAGTGGGTGTATCTGGAAGCGGAATGGCGACTGTTTATGTCGTCGAAGCGTAACTGTCAGCTGTTCCTCGACGGCACGGAGATAAGATACCGTAACCACGAACGGGATAAAAATGGTAAGTTGATTAGGTGTGAGGCGTACTTTACGGAGCGGCTGACACTGATTAGAGAAGTGAAATAACTGGTTGCTATGGCATAGCAACATACAATAAACGAAACAGAGATATGGTAGATTTTAAAAGACTGAGTAAGATTAACCAGGCTGCGGAGGAAGCGATAACGGAAGAAGAGAAGCATCGCAGTCCGATGAGCAAGGATGAGAAGCGCGTAGCGCACTCTTTTTTCCATAGGGGTTCTATATGGGAGAGAAAGCAGAGTGAAGTAATTATCCACGAAAACCTTTGGTGGTGGGGTAAGTCGTTTACCATCATTGTCAATGGTGGTAAGGGTTCTGTGGTTCTGAGAATTGAGAATGAACGTCCTGATGCCGGTGGTATTTGTTCACTGATAGTTCTGGAAGAGGAACGTCAAAAAGGCATGGGGACCAAGCTAATGAAGATGGTAGAGGAACTGGCAAAGAAGCAAGGATGTGAACAGGTTTACCTCGGTGCCGCTAAGGGAACTTTCCTCATACCCTGGTATAGAAAATTAGGGTTTGAGATTTACGACGAGAATCCTGAAGGACAGGAGGAGTACGTGGTTAGTATGAATAAAATGATATAAGGATATGAAGAGATTTTGCTTTTGGTTATTTAACGGACTGCTATTAGGCGGGCTGGCGTTTTTCTCCTTTTACTTCTTTATAAAGGGTGACACATTTCATGGATGGCTCAATCTGCTGTATATGCTGGTGATAACCTCTAACATCTTATTCAGGAAGCAGAATGAAGTGATGAAGGAGCAAATGGAGGTGATGCGTGAGGGTAGCAAGGTTCTGGTGGAGCAGAACGCAAAACTGACAGAGAAGAATAACGACCTGCTGAAACACATGCGTCAGATTAACGACCCGTTTTCCTATGACAAAGTGCTCATGGTAGCCCATAATGTGCGCATGGAGCGCATTGAGCATACTTATAGATACAAGGCATCGTTTCTAAAAGGCTATAACGAAATGGAAACGAACCGTAGGAAATACCATCTTGAAATGGAGGCACGTCAGAAACTTTTAGAGACTCTTGAAAAAACGGAGTTGATAGAACTGAGATACGACAATCTGGATGATGATACCGGCACCATTACCGCTGGCATCTATGTGGGTGTGGTTGGCGAGAAATCCATAGAGGAGATACTGAATAAGGAGTCGCAATAGAATCGCGACATACAATAAACAAAGGATATGAACGGATTTGCTTACTATAACCCCAATCCAAAAGGGCTTACAAACGCTTACGACTGTGTAGTACGAGCCTACACTTACTTCTTTGGTGTTACATGGCACAAGGCTTTTTTCGATGCTATAAATTGGTGCGCCGAAAGAGGACTGGTAAGATGGAATTTTCCCAGCATCTACACACAATATCTGAAAGACAAAGGATATCAGCGTCACAGAGCGCCCAGAAAGGGCATAACGGTAGGGCAATTCCGTGATGAGTTTGCAGACATAAATAAGACTTATATCATATCAGGACCACATCATCTAACTATTGTTGCACAAAAGGACATTCTGGACTTAGGAGATTGCTCTGATATGGTGATGTTCGCATATTGGGAAAGACAATAATTCATAAATTCATCAAATAATGAAAAATAGAAATTACAAAAGGATTTATAAGCCAGGTACTCTGATGAGAATCGTTGGCTCTGACTGTGTGTTTATGTCTCTCGGTTTGGTTCCCACCAACAACCGACAGATCAATTCCTTTAACGGTATAGACATAGTGAAGCGTAAGGCTGTGACTCGTGCTGACGGTCGTGCCCGTCCTGCTACCAAATGGGAACAGAATACCTATTGGGCTGTAATGAAAGAAATACTCAGGGGAAAAGACGATAAAACTATTCAATAAAGTATGAGTAAGACGAAGATTTTAGCGCCTGGTGTGGAGGTGGCACAGGACACGGGAGAAGTGTTGCTGATGCGCTGTCCGAAATGCGGGAAAGAGAACTGGGCACCGAATGTGGCTCTGGGTATCTGTACGTGGTGCGGGTATGACGGGCACGAACTATTGAAGGAGGAGGGTGTATGACTAAAGAAGAGAAAAAGGCGCTCATCGCACAGATGAAGTTGGCAAAGAAAACTC